CGTCCTCAAGCTGCGACATTCTGATCCATGCCGTCCCGTAGCGCCCAAAGTCCCAGCGCCTCCAACAACTTAAATACGTCCGGCGGGATCACCACCGGATGTCCCAAGAGCGGGCCCACCTTCTGCACAATTACCACCAACACCCCGATCCAGGCAATGACCTTTGTCTTAGAGATGCCCCATTTCGTCAGATCCGCATCGATCCTTTTTCCGATCATCTTCACCAACCACATCTTGAGCGTTTCCATGTTCGCCCTCCTTTTTAATTCGCCGGCTGAACGTCGGCAGCGTCCAGGACCAACTCAAAGTGATCGAGGTCAAAAAAGTTTTGATCCTTGAGATCGAAATTCCCATTCCAATCCCCTCCATATCGAATTTTCATGCCCAGCCGTTCCGCCGTCGCCCGCACATATCCTGCGAAGTAATAAAACCGCTTCTCATCATTCCAATCGATGGGCCACGGCGCCACGTCCACCGCCAGGCTCGGATAGGCGTTATGCTTGGAGTTGGGATATTGCACCTTGCTCTTTCCCATAGCGAAGGCCTTGTCCTGCTCCTCCTGGCTCCGCGTCCCGCAGATCACCGTGCAGTCCACCGTCTTCGCCACTTCATTGAAAAGCTCCCGGAGCTTCGGATGCGCCGACGACAATGCTTTTTTGCTCGCCTCACTGAATTCGGACATGGTCATTTCCTCAAAGACTTCACGGCCTCGGTCAGGTTCCCCAAAGCCTCCGTATTCTTCTGGATCGTCACAAAACACATATAGGCCATAATGAGAAACGCCACGATGGGGAATCCCACGCGGTCTATGAAGAGCATTGTGTATCGAAGGAGCTTAGGTATCTCCTTATCGGTGACGATGGATGACTCTCCGGTGTCTTTGTGCATAATGAACCCCTTGAAAGCGGCTCCTCCCCAAGCCATACTTGAATATGCGTCTTGCCGCCAGAATCCTTTTTGCCCTCTGTTTCGCCCTGTTCGGCCTTCTGGCCCTACCGCTTTTTCCGTTGGGGCGAAAACTCCGCAGGGTCAAACCCCAACATCATGAGCTTGAGCATGGCATCATCGATGGCGTTCCCCGTCCGCTTCATGAGGCCGACCGGCTGAGCAGCGGCGGCCTGTGGCACTACGCCCCACCCAAGACCAGCGGGGGGCCCCGGATTTACTCCACTCTCTTCGGGTGAAGTGGCGAAAGATTCCCACGGGATCGGATCGTCCGGCCCATAGTTATGCATCTTCACGGTGTTGGCGAAAAGTTCATTGGCGAGGCGTTCCTGGTTCGTCTTCGGAGTCGGGAACATGACGGCCGGCGCCAATGATTGTGCAAGACGCTGACGCGGCTTATTGGGCATTGGATTTCTCCTTACGACGGGCAAGGGCGGATAAGAGCGCGACCATTCGCGGTTGCATTAAAGGCTCTGCTGCTCGCGAAACAACTCCAGCCGCCGTCGCTGCACCACCCTGAACCACAGGAGAAAGCAATGGCGCGGCCATGCCGCCCGTCAGTTTTAGGAGCATGGTTTTGAAGGCGGATGCGCCGCCATATTTATTCTGAGGGAAAAGATTGCGAAGGGCCTGGGCCCGCATTCCCCGCACATAGGTTTCATCACCGGTGGCGATATTTGAGCTGGCCTTCGCCATGGCATCGAACTCATCGCGCATCTTGTAAAGCTCATCGGGCATCGACTGTTTTGATTTCAGAAGAACATCGATCGCTTTCCGAACCTTCAATGCCTCCGCCGGCTCCAACTTTCCACCGCCCCGAATGAACTCATTGGCCTTATCAAGAATCTCCATCGGCTTATACATTCCAGAAAGGATGTCGCCGGTTTTCTCCATATTCACGACGCCTTCAGGATTAATGGAGGTCGGGCGAAAAGCGTGGCTGGCCGAATTCAACTCATCCTTGGCCGCTTCATAGAATTGTCCGGCCGCCTGTTTCCCTTTGGAGAAGATCAGACTCGGGTCTTTATAGGCCGCCTCAAGAGATCCTGCCGCCCTGGGCGCAATGCCAGACATTTCTTCTGCCTGTGATCCTATCGCACGCAACATCGGTTTCCCGATGGCCGCAAGTTCCGGAGCGATGCTCTGCGCGCCCCTAAGCGCTCCCGCCGTCACAAGGGCTCCCCGAGAAATAAATCCCGGGGCCGCCTCGGCTATCGTGTCCGCCGCGACACGGGGCGTTCCTTTGATCAAATCCAATGGAAGATTCCCCGTCGGCTCAGGCTTCGGGACATAATTCGCCAGCATCTGAAGTCCGGCGCGGGACATCTCTTCAGGCTTCCTCAGCGCTTGCCAGGCCTTCACCGGCAGACTCCTCTTGTCCTGAGTTCCAAGCTGAGTGGCCGCCGAAGAAACGGCCTGGTTCAGCTCCTCCTCCGAGAGGGAGTCAGGAAACTCAACTACGTTTCCATTAATATCAACGCGAGCCATTAGGGAATAACCTCAACTTTCTTCGTCTGTGGATTCCAGCGATGGGTCACTTTTGTGGGGGTGGGCGCGTTCAGAGTTTGAAGTGTCGGCTGCTGTGGCATCCGATACCCTGACCCCTGAAGCGCATTCTGCCGCGTCGTCACGATGTTATTGTAGAGCTGTTCGAAGTTCGAGAGCCGCTTCTTGAAGTCCGTCGGGGACATGTATTCGTTGGGGAGCGCCTGCAAGAGCCGGTTATACTCGCTTTCATTGATCTGCTTGCCGGATCGCAGATAGAGCATCTGATTCTTGAGGTCCGCAACGTTGCTATAGAAGTCGGCCGCCTCGGGCGTGGAAGTCCCTTCCAGGTATTGCTTACCGCGCCCAACTCTCGCTCCAAGCGGCCCCACCAGATCATCGTTGTAGGCGCCCTTCACCTTGTCGAGAGAGAACTTCAAGGAGGCTAGGTCCGTCTCTTTCTGGATTTGGTCCGACGGAAGCGTCTTGAGATTAAGCGCGCCCGGTGCCCCGCCGGTGTAAGGCTTCCCATCGTCATAGAAGAGCCCCATCCGCTTCGAATCCGAATAGACCACGCGATTGGTTGCCGGATCTACGCCACGGGGAATGCTATACCCTCCGCCACCGGCACCTTTCCCGGCGCCCACGATAGGTTTCATTCCCGGCTGAAATCCTTCGGTCCCCAACTGGAATAGCCCCTGGTCATTGATTGAGGGTTGGATCCCCCTGATCCCCGGGTAAGTTACTGGTTTCCCATTGGCATCGGTTCCCGTATAACCACTCTGCGCCTGAAGCGCCTGGAGCACGGCCAGGTTGTTCTTGCGCGCCTCCTCCGCCGCGTTCAATTTCTCTTGCCGCGCCTCATTGGCCCGGCCGGTCTTGATCGCCAGGAGTTTCCCGTAAGTCTCCGGATCAAGACCATTGTTCTGGTCTGGCGGCGCCTCGCCGGCGGTAGAGGCCATCTGCTGCACAGTGTTGGCCTGGCGGCGCCGCAGGGCTCGCTGCTCCAGCGCCTTTGAGAGAACGGGCGTGATCTGATCGATGGCTTGGGCATAGGGATTGTTCCCCATGACCCTCAGGATCAAATCAGTATTGTCCTTGGGGGTAGGCCGGCGCGGGGCGTCGGAGAATCGGGCTTGCGGAAGTTTGATGGCCATTAAGCCCTCCCCAAGAAACCACCGCCCAAGGAACCCCCTAGGCCAATGATCGAAGAAAGAAGCTGTTGCCGCTGCTGTTTTTGCGCCATCATTTGTGCAAAGGACATCTGCGCCTGCTGTGCCTGCTGATCGAATTGATGTTGAATGCCAGCCTTCCGCAACTCAAGCGCGGCGTCCAGAGCCGACTGATCTCCACCCAGCATGGCGCTTAACCCTGTTCCCCGGATGTCGTTGATGTTGTTGAAGGAGGACGTATCGAAGTTGGAGAGCTGCTGATTATTGTTCAGCGCGATTTCCTTCAGGGCGTTCGCCTGGGCCTGATCGCGCGCGGTCTGGGAGGTAAAGAGGCCCCGGCTATTCAAGTCCTCAAGGATGCCGGGATTCTCAAGGGAAAAGAAATCCTGCCCCTGATGAGCGAGAGACTGTGCCAGCTTCGTATGGTAATCCGCCGCCGCCTGTTGCTGTTGGTCGGCGAAAGCGTTGATCTGCCCCTGCTGTTGAAGACCCAGCGCCCTTCGCTTGGCTTCTTCGTCGGCCGCTAATTGCTCCAAAGAGTCTTGCCCATTTCCGTTGGCCGCATTTATGGCGTTCTTATATTCTTCTTTATGCACCTTGGCGTTCCGCATAAGATCTTGCACACCAACCCCAGCCAGTCCGCCAGAAAGAAGACCCATACCAAGACCACCCGTAGCCGCTCCAATGATCGCCGGCAGCGGGTGACTAACGGTCTGCCGAACAAAGCTATTATTGCTTCCCAGCGGCTTCTTGATGGACCAACCCATTTTCGGGCTCCTTTTCTCCCTCTAGAGAATCGGAGTTCTTCAAAACGTACTCACAGAAATTAATTACCCCTTGATGGCGATGAAACACCTCCTTTGCCTTCTCCTGCTCAAGCCTGCTGCTCGCCATTGTTTCTTCAAAGAACTTTCTGTCCAGTTTCATGATCTCCCCTTTAAGATGGATCCACCAACAGTTCAAAACTCGCGGCGCAAATGAGTCCGGCTGTAGAGCCGACGGTGTCCTTGATTTCCCAGCAAAGCGTGTCGCCTTTGGCGATGGAAAGGGTGGAGGAGGTATCGTTGGCTGTCGTCGCGGACGCGCCGGAAATAGTCAGAACGATGGCCGTAAGAGAATTGTTCTTCACCAACGTGAAAGTCACCGTCTTTGCCGCTCCCGCCGCAGCGTTCGTCCGGACATAAAAGTTGCGGAGAGTTCCGTTTACTGGCATCACATCATTGGCGTTGTTCGCGGACGTATTGTTGTCGAGACGGCCTGAGACGGAAATATATTGCGTAGTGCCGGCGGTCAGGCCGACCGTGTCTGTCCCACCACATATCACTGTGGATTTCATGCCGAGCGGGGTCCAGGTTCCGGGCGTTCCAGCGGTCGTGCAAACCCACGCGAAGTTATCGCCAATGCCGGGATCCGAATGGTAAATGGTATCCCCGACGATAGAAGGGATGGTCGTAGAAACGGCCGTCGCCACATCCGGCGCCCAATAACGAGATCGTCCTTGCTGGTTGTTGGTGCCGTCCAGCGCGTTCATGGTATGGACCTGCTGATTATTCGTGAAGGACCAGTTGCCCGGGACCCAGGTATATATCTTGAAGAAATTGTTGGTGGCGTTGGTGTCGGTCGTGGCATATTTCCCCGCGCCATTGATGCCGCGCTGGTTGTGGATGATGAATTGGTTGTTGATGGCCTTTCCTGTCAACACGATCCCGTTGGAATCTGTCTGGCCAATCTCCAACATTTCATGTTCGAAGACATTGTCATAGACCTGGTTGAAGTTGTCCGTCCCGGCGCTGATGCGGACACAGGCCGTAAAATGATTGAAGGAAGAACCCATGTAAAAATAGTTGGAATCGATGGCCACACCGGCGTTATCGTTGTGGGTGGAAATCTGGAGCCCCACCGTGCAAGAGTCCAGCTTGAACCATCCATAATTCTCGAAGATGGTGGGCATCGGCGCGCCGGTCTTCCAGGAGGTGTCGAAATGAACGCCGTATTTCAACCAATTGGCCTGCCTTACCCTGAAATAATTCCGGGCGGATTCTTTGACGTAGAGCCCGGTGCCGGTGGTAGCACCGGAAGAATTACCTACCACACCGGCGACATCGCAGATATACGCCGTCGGACTGGAATTCGTGGCGGCCCGCGAGACGTTATACCGGATGGTCAATAGCGGGCTGTCCGTCGCATCGGCCGCTTCAAAGAAGGCTTCTGAAGCAAAAATGGAAACATTGATCTCGGATAATCCACCAGGAGTAACCGTGTATGTTCCGGGCGGAAAGAAGAGAGGCTTGGTCCCGGCGTTCGCGGCCGTGATGGCCAAGTTAATGGCGGCGGTATCATTGGTACTACCATCTCCCACGGCCCCATAAGATTTGACGTTATAGAACAGGTCCCCCTCATATTGCCCGTTGGCGAACGAGACAACATCATCGAAATTAATGTTGGCCTTTGAGGCCAACTCAGCCTCTTTCGGCGTGAACTGAAATGTTTTATTCAGGAGGCTCATAGGCTACGAAACCGTGACCCCTCTCCATGCTCCGTTATAAACCATCAGCTTCTGGTTCGTGGTGTCATAGACCAGCGCAACCCGGCCGGTCTGCGCGGTCGCCGCCCCGCTGGGCGCTCCCGCGCATGTTCCGACATAGACAAAACCATCCGTCGCGGTGGTTGCCACGGCGGCATCGGTCAGAAGAATGCTGCCCGCAGTAGTCACAATCACACGATTTTTTGAATTGACCTCATCCCGTAAAACGAAAGCCCCGGAGACTTGTCCCAAAGAATGGCCAAAGGTCCATTTCGTAGCGCCCGCGCTCTGAAGCGTAATATAGGCGCCGTTGGCAGAACCAGAATTCAATATAACGGCCTCGCCCCCAGTAGCGGCACTCACAATGAATTTATTAAGAGAGTTGACCTCATCCCTGAAAACGAAATTTCCGCTGGACTGTCCCAAGTCATGTCCGAACGTCCACTTAATCGTGCCGGCCGAATAAAGACTGATATAAGCCCCATTGCTGGACGATGAATTAAGGCGAGCGGCTTCCCCGGCGCCCGTTGAAGCGCTGACATGCAGCCATGCGGAAGGAGCCGTTCCCACGCCGAGCTTCCCCACCGAATCAATGACCGTCGCATTGCTTCCGTTGGCCTGGAAGTTGGCGATGTTCTGAGACCCCGTGGAATTATTAACGATCAACGGCACCACGCTGGCGGAGGCGACGGAGAGCGCGTCCCATGTGGCCGATCCGGCATTCCGATTGTTGATGTAGGTGGTGATGTCCGTAAAGTTGGTGTTGACCTGTGAGGCGTCGGCGATGGTTCCGCTTGAAAACGTGTTCGTAACCGAAAGGGTGGACATGATTCCTCCTAACGAAAGGCCAGCGGCTGATCGGGCTTAATCGGCACTTCAAACCCATTTAAAATGAAACTCTCGCCCGCATTGTTATTCCTCATGAAAAATTGAACAAACTTTCCCTTGCCCTTCGTGAAAATAAGTTTGTTTTTGTCGGTGGGGTTTCCCCATAGGCCAACGCCCCACAACATCGTTCCCCATTTGTCTCCACTGCCCAACATCGGGATGGAGGTGTTAGCCGTCAGCGTGGCGAAATCATAGGCAATCCCAAAATCGAAAGTTCCCGACGACTGAACTGTAAAGTTCACGTCAATGTAGGGGACATTTTTGGCCTGGATCATGGTTTCTAAATCGTACCAGCCGGACCGAAAATAGGCGTTGATGGCTCCCGGAGATGTTTCCGAGGCATCTGTGTAAGTGCTCGCCGCGTCCTGTTTATAGACCTTCCCATTGTAGGCGCCCGCGTAGAGAAGATAGTCCTGGGCGATGATGGAGGTGTTCATGGAATATCCGGTCGTATGCCGCAACCAACACTTCCGGTTGAGGTCCCAGATAATGCAGTAATTGTGCGTTGAAGAAGAGTTGGAGCAAAACCACATGATCTGGCGATATTTGGGATAGTAAACACCGTGGATATATTGAAGACGGTTCTTCGTGAGTCCATCCCAAACGTTATCGATGGTGTCCGGAAAATCAATGATCTTTGTCCCGTCCGTGGCCTTCATGCGCGGCTGAGGCGTAATGAAATAGGTAATCCCATCAACAGTCACAATGCCGCGCTTGGAAACCGCGCCGACGTTCCGGAAAAGAGGGAACAGCGGGAATGGAGACGTGCGAATGACAAGGTTATGGATTGAGTTTTGTTTGAAGAGAAGCATGTTGTCCGTTCCCAAAACTGCGGCTCCGATCAAAACGTCTCCATCGTTCGTCTGAACATCCTGTGAGCCGGAGCCGGTGGAACTCCAGTCCTCCGGGTTCCCCAAAATAGACCAATAAATACGGGAGGGATTGGCTGACGTGTTCCCGATGAAGAACCTGTTGTTCGCGGCAATGCCGAAATTTGCGCTGACCGGGGACCCGCCGAGAGCGGCGGCATTGCCGGATCCGCTATATTTGATCGGCGCGTCAGGCGCGCCTCCCGCCAAGATCATCAGATCATTCATCGTGGAGGCCGTCCAAATCTTGTCCTGGCCAGTAGTGACTGTGACGGCGCCGGTGATGTCGTTCATCGTTCCGTCCAAGTTCGAGGACTCAAACACCTTTGTCCCGGCCGTAGCAACGAGAAAGTCCGTTCCACCAGACTTTCTGAAATATCCAAGCCCTGTTATCGCGGTCGTCGTCCCAACCATCGCAGAAGAATTGAACGCTGTATTCCCAAGCCGTTTTTGAAATCCACACTTCTTCTGATCATGGGAGGGCAAAAGGTTGATGTTCTGAAGATCAATGGCCTCGTTATACCCAAGAGAGGTCGACGAGGCCTTGGTATTGAGGCCGCCAGAAAAATCAAAGAAGCGGAGCGCCTTACTACGCCTCACATGGGCTTCCCATAATTCGACGGCAGATTGTAGGCGGGATCCATGAGCACCCCGGAATCAACGGACCTCATAATCCGGTGCCGTCCCAGATCCGGGGTATAGGTCCGACGCATGTCTTCGATGCCGGTGTTCGCTTTGCCGTAGAATTCGGTGGCGCGGGTATCGTCCAGAGAAGAGAACCCATAAAAACTCGCAAGGTCCACAATCGCGGAATGCCAGCGCGCGGGGATTATGGAGGTGTCGGTATCGCTGGAAAGATCCGAAAGCTTTTTGATTCCCCTTACCATGATGTTCTGGACGCTGGATGGGGAATATACAAACGAGAACTGAAGCCCGTCTGTGGAGCTGTAAGGACTGCTGATATATTTATAAACCGTCCCAGAGTCCCAATAGAGCGGCAGGAAAATGTCTCCGACAAAGGGGGAAACGCTCTCCAACCGGACCGGGGTCACGAACTGCTTCATATCCAAGATCCCATCCAGAGGAGTCGAGGTCTTATAGAAAAGTTTGCGGAGCTTATAGGTTCCAGCGCTGATATTGCCTCCCTCACCCAGGGCTGTGGTCAGCGTGGCCGAGGTCGAGGCGGCCGTGTGAGAAGAAATCTGGTACCAATTATTGGAAGTGGAAAATTTGATGAACCAGTTCGCCACCGAAACCGATGGCCCGCTGCTGAAGGTCAGAGCCGTGCTCGCATCGCTGATCGTCACCGTTCCCGTCGTGATATCCGCCACTGTCTGCACGATCTCATTGGCGATCATGAAGGGCCAGTTGGCTTTGCTGGTGATGTCCTGCTGCGCCATATTCAACCAACGCTTCAGTTTGGTTGCATCAGCGGAAACAGTTTGATCGTAGGCCGCCAGGCGGTCCGAAAGCTCCTGCTGCATTACCAGAAAATTAATGGAAGCCTCCTATTGGCAGCACCCGCCCAAGAAGCAGGGGAAAAAAGAGAAATGGGGCAGAGTCTAGGGCGAGCCATATGAAAAAGCTCCTCCGCCACCGCCACTCGAAAGGTTTGTTATTCGCAAAAACATCTCTGGCCTTTGCGTTGTAGTATCCGTCCATGCCCCCGCATTTTGACGAGTCGTAAGCATGAAGTTCTGTCCAGCACTCATCTGATCCAAAGCATTGACAGTTGGAACTGTCAAATCATTTAAAGATGTGTTATTGGTATTGATCGCCCGCAAACCAATCCTATAATTCGTGTTTGCCAAAACCGCCACGGCAGTTGGAAAATCGATATAGAACTGATTCCCGGTCCCGGTTATTACGGTATTCGTGTCAACATTAACTTGACTGAGGATTGTCGTACCGTCTGAATCATAGAAAGTAACAGTCGATGGACCTATCGCTGCGGATGTGTAAAAAGAAACGCCCGCGACACTGGCAGCGAATGGAATCTGAAATTTCAATCCGCGTTCATTTGGGTTTGTCGTAGAAGAAAAGGCGACATTCGTAGTTGTCCCATAGGGGAAAGCGAGTTCATCGCTATAACCATAGCTTCCATCCGAATATTCAAGAGCAAGAATGCATTGGGCACTGGACCGGCTCCAAACCGGGGTTCCATTGAAAGCCACATAATACGATATGCCCGGATTACGGACATTCGTTCCTGGCCCGGCGATATTGACGCTTCCGACGGTGCTTGTAAATGAAACGGTGTAAGCGATGATGTCTCCCGCTGTGGCAGATGCATCCACGCCCAGCGTGGTCAATCGGAAAGCATTTGAAGTGACGTTTGCGATGGTGATAGTCCCGGAACTTGAACCACCATATTCCGTGCCTGTGGGATACCCGGCGGCGGAAACAGTTTCGAGTCCAATCCCCATCGGATCCGCAGTTGTCACAGTCCCAAAACGAATCCCCACTTTATGAATAGACCCGGTTTTCGGGACTCTAAAAACACAACCAGATTCCTCTCCCGTAGCATCAATCAAATTCAAAGAAGCAAAGGACGGCTTCGCCAGCCAGGAAGTTTCTGGATACCAAAGACCATCCGTCACCACTCCGGCCCGAGCAAGGATGGCCAGCCCGAGAAATGAAAGCGAGAGAAGCCCCTGTTTAATTCTCATCTTCAACTCCGAAGATCGTCGTCGTGGACGCCTGGATGTTCACGCCTTGCAAGAAGTGCCGGATGAACGCATGATGAGGCGAAGTCGAGATGGCTACCGTGCCCTGTGTGGGGTCTTGACCCGTTTGCTGTTGCCACAAAAGGCGGACCATATCCCTGACGGCGATCTTGCGGTTGGCCGGGGTGTCGAACGCCCCGTTATTGATGTAGTCGATGGCCGCCTTGTAGAACAGCCGCATGAAGGCCATCTGCTCATCCGTGGTGAAAATCCCCTGGGAGAAGCCACGGTTCAAGAGACGGATGAGATGAGACCCCAATTGGTCTGTGGTGAGGGTAGACGTGAAGATGGCCCTAACGTTGAGGGTCAGAGAGAGCGCGAGGACGGTGGCGAAGAAGAGCTTTTTGCAGGTCATCGCGCTGTCCCGTAGATCGCCACATTGACCTTGGTAAAGGTCGTCACGGAGTCCACATTGGCCCCGCAAACAGCCCCGGCCGCAATGAAGCGATTGAAGCTCGTTAGGCTCACATCCTGGCCTTTGTTAGAGGCTGTGACCGTGGGCTTTTCCGAGCCCGCAATAGTATCCGCCACGGTGGGGGGAAAGTTCGCCTCGGTGTCGCACCAGATGTCCACCACGATGGAACCCGTTCCGGCCCCCGCCGTATCCTCACTATGAACCACCCATCCAGTCACAATCATGTCGTAGGGGACGCGGACCATAGACTTGAACCCCGTTGTGATGGTGGATCCGCCCCCATCAATTTCAAAACTGATCTGGCGGGGCTCCGTATCTTCCGCCAGCCATTGGGAAGCCGAAACTCCGGTAATCCGGACAGCCTGCCACATGCCGTTCAATGATTTAGAGGTCAGGCTGTTGATGGTATCCCCGCCGGCCGGGATAATGGTGCAAAGCTGGGTGCTGGCATCGATGCGGTAGAAGTCGATCACGCGCCCAACGGTCGCCGTAGATGCGCCGGGCAGAGTGAACTGAATCCCATTTGTGGAGGCAGAGGCCAGCACCACAGAATCGGTTGCGGCCACGGATGAGGTCGTTGTATAGACAGTGGCCTTCCAACGGCGACTTCCCTGCACGTCCAATGTAGCTTGGGGAGTGCCGGTGCTGATTCCCAAATAGGCGTTGGGTTCGCTCCAAAAGAATTGGCTATTATTCTGACCTAAAATCGCGCCCGTACTGACAAACAAAACAGACCCCTGTGTTCCGCCGGTAATCCCCCCACTGACGCCCATACCGGCCGCAGCCCCGCTGTCATATGTCAAAGCCCACGCCTTCCCTCCCAAGAAGAGCGCTCCGAGTAAAAGGAGCTTTTTCACTGCTTGACCTCCTGGTAATGCAGATTCTCAGCGCTCCCATTCGTGGTGATCAGCCATAAACACACATCTTCTCGAATTGGGAAATAAGTTGAATTCGTGCCCGGAGCAATTTCAATGGGGCGGATGGTATTGGCAAGAGCGGTGCTGGTACAGTTGCCGAAGAAGCCCACCATCTTCCCGCTATTGGTCGCCGGATTATCAACGAAGACACCAATTCTCCCACTGGTTTGTGAACTAGGGACCTTGGTCAGCGTGCTATTATCAATGGATATCGTCGTCGGCGTTCCGACTGCGCTGATGGGCGCTTCTGATACAGGAGGAGCTGCATGGCAAAGAGCGCCCATCCCGACCGCCGTCAGAAAAAGAACAATCCGTTTCATGACTCCTCCTTAGACCTTTTCCTTTTCATGCATCGTTTTGTAATGATTTTTGAAAGATTGCCGCGTGGAAAATTCACGACCGCCTTTCTCCTGCTCACACAGATCACAGGTCCGCATGGGATCTTTCGCCGGACGAAAACTGATTTTAAGCGGCCCCTCGTCAGATACCTTTGCCGGAATGGCCGGCGGGACCGCTTTCACGGGATCAGGCACCAGCGCAGGAGGAACAATCTGAACCGTGGCCTCCGTCGGCTCCGACTGCACGACATGATTCAGGGGAATCACCACCACCTCTTCCGGCTCCAACGTCGGGTCTGTATGAACATCTGGGGATAAGGGCTTGGCCATATCCACCAATCTATCCATCAATCGGAAATCCTTGGGCGCGGTCCGCTTCACATAGCTTTCAATCTGTTCCCAACGCTCATTGTCCCGGTTCATCTCTTTATCGATGATGAAGGTATAGGGGGCCTTCTGAATGAGCGCGGGGAAAGTCCTGATTGTTCCCGTGAGGGGATCCCGGTCCGGCGGAATGTTGATTTTCTTTTCCCGAATACCAATGAACTCTTTCCAATGACGGGGCATCCTGGATTCGTCATGCATGTCCAATCCTTCAATTAGATCCTGCGGCAATTCATCGAAGGCGATCATCCTGTCCGGTGTTCCCATCAGCCTAAAAAGTTGCATGTTTTCTCCTCCCTCTTATTGTTTTTAAATACCGCCCTCTTTTCACATCTCCCTTTTAAAGACACGGGGATGGAGAGAGGGAGAGAACTCCACCCCCGTGAAATCATTGCGTCTCCAACTTTACCGGCACCGTCTTGCCCTCGAATTTGAAATCCTTCTTGGTGATGATGGGCGCCTGGCCGATGTGACCGCACGTCAGCTCCGGAATCGCCCACAAGTCGATGCCCTTTTTCCGCGCGTTGATGCAGAAGTAGAAATCCTCGGACAGCTCCCGCTTGCCCGGCGGATACTCATACTTGAAGAAAGGCTGATCCATCTTCATGAGCACGTCCCGATGCATCAGAACGCACCCGAAGCCGCAGCAGTGGACTTTAAAGGGCGTCTTGTTGCCCTCGGGCACGATCACCATGCTGTGCTCGTAATCTTCCTTGTAGTTGACCCTGTCTTCATTCCGCAGCAACACCAGCGGCTTATGGTCTCCAACGCGCTGGTAATAAACTCCCGTCAAGAACTGGGCATTCAACTTCTTCGCCCACCGGATCATCACCGGGATCGTATTGGCCGGCAGCACCATGTCCGAGTCCAGCCAAAAGGCCCATTCGCAATCCGTTGCCAGAAATTCGTTGGCCAACACGTTCCGCGCCGTATGAATCAGGGTCCGCTCCGTCACGCCCACCTGCCGCACCGGGAATCCCGAGGCCGATGCCGCCGAGGCGATCACCATTGCGAACTGATAGGCCCTCGGCTCAACACTATTGGCGCAAGGCGAAAGGATAGCGACCGAATCCTTAACGATTTCTTTTAAGGACATTCTCTTTCACCCAGAGCAGAATCTGCTTCTTATGGCTCATGAAATATCTGAAAATGTTCCACCGCGTCGGCGCCGCCAGCCTCATCATTCGAGAGCCACACTTTCTACATGGACATGCCATCGTCGTATCCATTTCGTCCATGATCCACCCGCACTTACAACAGCTATAGAGCTTGACGATCGTTCCCACGCGGTTTCTCCCTTTTCGCAATCTTCCTGAAAACGTAGCCCTCTTCACTGATCATGTTTCTCAAATGTTGACCGGCCCAGAATAAAAGCTTCTTCGGCAGGAATCTCATCCATAACGCCCGATAATATCGACGCTCGGCCTGTTCCATGAAGAGCTGCCCAACTTTTGACTTTTTATTGGCCTCCGCCCATGCGTTCGTCCCGGGCATCGTGTCCATAGTCCCGTAAAAGGAGTAATGGTTGATCTGCGATACATGATCCCGATACCCCACCGTCGAATCATTGCCCGGGCCGGGCACATAGATGATGATCGCCCCCCCGGGCCGCACGATCCTTGCGCATTCCTCAAAGACTGCCCACCAGTTCTTGACATGCTCCAAAACGTGGTTGGCGATGATCAGGTCAAAGGATTCATCCTCGAAGGGCAGCCTCCCCTTTTCCAGATTGCACACCACATCCGGCTGGCAGACCGCGTAAGCGTCCAAATTGGTCACGTTCTTCGCCGGGTATTTGGCGAAGCCGCAGCCCAGATTCAAAACTTTTTTCCCGCCAAAATCTCCACTGATCGGGAATTTGTCAAAGATCGCGGTACCCATATCAAACTCTCCCTTTCAGTAGGTCCAACCATAAGGCGCCAATCTGGTCCCAGGATTTCACGTTCTCGGGCGCCCGACGATGGATGGTGTCGTAAAGGGCGTCTTCTGTTTGGACCTCGATCGTCCTTTCCGCAAAATCTTTCCACCACCAGAACATGTCGTGCGGTGCCAGGCGGGTCATCATGCCGGACCAACGCTGGACGATGAACTCGGGCGCTGACCCAATCGCCGTCGTCACCACCGGCGTTCCGCTGGCCTGGGCCTGAAGGATCAGGTTCGAGCAGATTTCCGGGTAATGGTTCGGCATCAAAAGCGCCCTCGCCTGCCTCAACACAGCCGCCAGATCCGATTGGGGGATGGGGGCCAAGATGTTCGCGCCTCCATCGGCCAACTGCTTCAACTGCGCCTCCATCTGAGAGTTGTTCTCTTTATCGTGCAATGCCTGGTTGGAGTAAATCCGTAGTTCCGCTTTCGGATCCAACCGCAGCAAGTTGAACCAGGTGAAGGCCAGCGGATAAAGACCCTTGATCGGAGCTGAGGCGCACACGAAAAGGTGCCGGTCATGATCCTCCGCCGGAAAGAACATCTCTTTGTCCACGCCGTTCGGGATAATTACGAACTTCTTGCGGTCGATCCCGAAGAAATCGCTATAAGACTCGACGTTGTAACGCGAAAGGGCCACGATCCGGTCCATCTTATGGAAAGAGTCATCCTCGAGGTAGCGATGATCGACGATGTCATGCAGCCACCAGATCTTTTTGGATTTGGGGAACATTGACTCCATTTGGCGGTTGAAAATGTTTCGATTGAAGACCACCCAATCGGCGTCCCGATCAACATCTTCGATCGTCGGCGTATAGAGGACTCCATCCACCTCTTCCCGCGTTGGATGCTCAGAGGCCACCACCGCCCTGACGCCGTTCTTTGCCAAGTAACGCGGAATCAGCGTCAGGGAGGTGGAGATGCCTCCGCAAGCCTTCGTTGCGAGACGATTGGGGGTAAAGCCCGACGTCCCGTCGATGAATAGAGCTTTCAAAATGTCCCCCTCTTTTGGACACTAACCCGGCTTCAGTGTGATCTCGGAATTAGCCGAGAGCGCGGATGAAGACGTTGTACTGGAGCGTGGCCGAGTTCCCCGCAGCGGCGCCGATGGTCTCAAAGAGCACGACTTTGGTGTGGCCGGAAGTCGTGGCCGCGCTCATCGTCATGTCCGTCAAGATGCCGTTCGTCGGCTGGAGGAACGTGCCCACATAGTTCCCGGCGGAAGCGCCCGAGATATACGCGCTGGTGCGGAAGCCATAGACCTGGATGCGGCCGTAAGAACTGTCCGTCAGCGAGGCGTCGGTGATCCCGGCGAAAAGGCCCGAGAGACTGCCCGACTTGGCGGCGGTGAACGAGTTACCGTCCGTCGCCGTCACCACGTCCCATTCCACGGGGATCCCGGCCGAAACCGTCGCCCCCGTGATATTGCGACCCGAAATGAAAATCTTCTCGGCGTCGTTTCGATTCAGCTGTGCGAATTCCATATGCTGCCTCCTATATTTAGCGGCTTTCGCCGCCGACCGTCTGGTGGACGGCTACTTGGTTACTTGAACCTGATGGTGAAGGTTCCATTCGTCACGGCCCCCAAGTGATAGACCGTGACAACGTTGGTGCCAAGCCCGGAGGTCGGGATGCGATTCTGATAGGGCCCCGAGGACAAGTTCTGGTGGAACTCAGCGTCCAAAGCGACGCTCCCCACCGTGATCGTCCCCGCAGCATCTCCCACAGAAGCGCTCCAATTCCCCCGCACGACATTAACGGACCCGGCATTTTCCCGGACGACGTTCGTGGTGGCGAAGGCCATGTTTGTTCCTCCTTAGGCGGCGTTGCTGGTCGTCTTGCCCAGCTTCCGGCGATAGCAGGTCGCCAGCGCGCAGGTGAGCAGGATATGCCCCACCTTTGCATCCTGGTTGGCCGGCCGCACGAACCCCGTGAAGAGGAAGTCCGTGGATTTGCTCACATAGAACTTGAGCGCGTCGGAGTTGAGGACATAGATCACGCCGCTGGTACCCTGCACGCTCCACATCCAGGGGATCTCCTTGAAGGTCAGGTTGGAGCTGAGCCCCAGATCGCCCTTATTGCTTTGGAAGCGATACTGAGGAACCAGCGTCCCTTCATAAGCCTCGATGGAGGTCTGGTCGGAGAGCAGCAAGTCCGGCATGCCGACGGGGTTTTTCTTGTTGAGGGTGTTGATCGTATTGACCAACTGCGTGCGGCCAATACCTGTCGCCCAAGAACCCGCCGCGTTCACCGTGGAAGTCCACCAACTGTTGGAGGTCCCGGAGATCTGTCCCTCAGTGCCAGAACCCAAGACGATGTTCGGCAGAGAACGCAGATCATTGGTGCCGGGAGAAGCCTTGAAGATGTCAGTCTCCAGGAGATTGCGAATGGCTCCCTCAGACTGTTTCTTCTTGGTCTCCAGCGCATCAGCCAGGGCGTAATCTCCCTGAGTCGCATCCCGCTCGGTAAACCCGTCGATGGTCACCGGGCATTCATACTGTTTCCAGACCCATTGATCGCGGGTCAGCCCGTCAACCGGCGCAACGTTCAGGATCTCATAGCGCGCATAAGAACCAGCGCCAGCATTGCCCCCATACATCAGGCCGTGCGAGATCGACGCTCCGCCCTTCAACGACTTCTTGCCGGTGGAGTAAAGCCAACCAAGGGCGGTGTTCTCGCTGAACACGTTGTCCTTGATCTCGGGAATCATGTTGCTCCAGGCAAGCGTCAGGGTTTCGTCAACGTTGCCCGGACCGTAAGTCAGTAGCGTGGGTGCCGCCATTTAATGCCTCCTATTTATCGTTGGACGGCGATCCCCTTCTTGGCCATTTGCAGAGCTTCCAGCGCATCTTTGGGGCGCTCATTGCTGAACCTGGTGGCGGCGATGTTGGAGGGAGGCGTGGTGCTATTCCTCACCTTTTGCATCAACTGCCCCTTGCCCGCTTTCACGCCTTCTTCATAGATGCCGTCATACACGGCCTTGGCGGCCTTATAACCGTTCTCAAGCTTTTCCTCGGGCGAGTTGCCCGGGGCAAGCTCGACAGCGGTCCGCAGCAGATCGTAGGTGCCGGCTTGGGCGTGGGTGCCGAGCGACAAATTGGAGAGCTTGTCAAACTCGGGATGTAACTTTTCACCCTTCTCATCCACAGCCTCGGCGAAAGCGTTAATGGAATCCAACGCCTTCGTCGTCCGAATCTCCGCCGCCGTCATTGCATGCTCTCTTTTCAGTTTTTCGACTTCCTGAAGGAGCTTGGCGTTCGGATCGTTCGGATCCACGTTCTGCTGCCGGGCCCTCGCATTTTGCTCCTCGACATATTCGTTCCAGCGCTTCACGAACTCCTCTTGCTGGACGATCTGGTCGTAGGTTTGCGCCTTGGTCCTATATGGCTCTAACTCTTTGGCCAGACGGGATTTCACCGTTTCTTCAACTTTCGTGGTCTTCTCTTTGAAGCCACGGAGCATGTTGTCGTACACGCTCTTGAGCTGCGGAGGCAAAGTTTTCGGGTCGACATTCCCGAACATCTCTTCAACGGATGCGCTCTGCCCATTCGCTTCACCGTTGAGTTGAGCCGTCCCATTCACGCCGGCGGGTTCCGTTGCCGGGGTCGCCGCCGAAGCGCTTACTGGGGTCGGGCTCGAAATTGTGGGGTCCATTTTTTCTCCTCAGGTGGCCATGCTTCTGGCCAACCGCTCTCTCTTTTTTTTGACCTCTGATGCGAAATCCGACGCGGAGGACTCGCTGACGCCTGCTGAGACCTTCTTCACCACGGGCGAGGCGGTCTTGAGCTTGCCGCGTTTATACGCCAGCACCATGCCGAAGAGCCGGCGCTGGGCTTCACTACTGGCCGGCACCGGGGACCCCTTGAGGCTCTTGCATGGACTGCTCTTCGCCCAAAAGAGCATCCATCTGCGCCGAGAGCTTCATCACGGCCTGATGGATCTGCTCGATTTTGGCGTCCACGCCGCCGCCTTGCGGCCTGTCCCCGACGCTGGGCTGCCTGGGCTGCGCGGGTTGCCCCGCCATCGATGCCGCAATGCCCATACGCTTCATGTCCATGAGTCCTCCAAATTAATTGACATACAATGTTTCACATGAAACATTTAAAGCTATTTCTATGATCGCGGCCGTTTCGGTTTCACTCGTTTACCCACGGTGGCCCTCCTTTATGATCCTCAGAAATTCTTGCCGTCGAACGTCGGCGCCCATCTGCCGCACTCGCTGCAAGGCCTGTTGCGCGGATAATCCTCGGTTTTCCACTCGATTGCTGAGGATGCTTGCCGGGGCCCCGCGCTGTCTATCTCCCGCCTCGATAAGTCCGCGTTCTTTGAGATAGCGGGCTTTTTCTCCTCGGGATCCGAAGACGCGCGGCTTGCCAGTATGAGCATCGTCAGCCAACCCCTCTTCCGGCTTCCCATCCCAATAGATGTCAGGAGATCCCCCAATCGAGGACCCTCCGCAGATGTTGCACGTCTGGACCTTTTCCGTTTCGCCTTTTTCATTTTTGGGCCATCTCGTAAATGTCGCATAAGCCCTCTGGCCGCATCCCTCGCAAATCACGGTCGCGCTCCGACGGGCTCCGCCGGCTGGGGCGGTATAAGCTGATTCATCACGTGCTGCTCCCGCATGATGTCCGCTTCCGCCGTGAGTTTGTCCGTTTGCGCCACATTCTTGGCGGCCTGCGCCCGATCCTTGATCTGCCCGGCCTGCGCCGTCTGGGCCTCGGCCTGCTGCTGTTGCTGCATGGCCTGCTGCTCTTCTTTATAGGCATCAGTCAGACGCTTCATGTCGAAGGCTTCCAACATCTCGGTGATCACGGCCGTCAGAAGGGGAGAGGGCCCATTGGGCGAAATATTGCCGAGAGTCTGAAGGACGTTCTCTAGGATTTGAAGCTTGGTTTCGCGGTTGAGAGGAAGCGTGGACCCAGCCTTCACTTCCACGTCGTATTCACCCTCAATCTCTGCGGGTGTAAAAGTCACGCTGCGGGTTATGGGGTCGTAGTTATGGCCCAAGGCTTGGATCACTTCTTCGGGCGTATCGCCGGTGACCGTCATCAGCGTGGGCAGGTCATAGTTGGCCTTCATATGGGCCATCATGTGACGGGCGATGTTCTCTTGGTGGGTTTCAAAGCGATCGATCTTCCGATCGGTCCTGCCCTTCGCGCCCTGCTTGATCAATTCCAATTCGCCGATCGTCCGCGTGTTCGTCTTGGTGACGCCGCCACGATCAATTTCAGGCTGACCGTTCACGTTATTTTCGATCTGGGACAGCCGGTCCAAGATGAGATAGAAGTCGGTGGGAAGTTGCCCGAAGTCCAATAACTTGACATTTGCCGCGAGATCGCCGCTGCCGGTGTTGTTGATAATGGCGCCATCGTCGCCGCGCTCGAACTGATCCAGGCTCTCGTCGGAAATAGTGCCCTGCTTGACAATCATCTGCCGATTCCATCGCTTGACATGATTAACCGCGCTCGCCAAGATCACCATCTTTTCCAAGATCTGGCTTTCCCAAGGCGCAATCGCCGACATGGGCCGGCTCTTGCCAGCAGAAAGATAATCCCAATACATCAGGAAAGGAAACTCGTCGAGGTAGGGCGGCCAAGGCTTGGGATCTTGAAGATATTTTTCCTTCAATCCCTCCGCCAAAAGATAGATCTGCTTGGATTCGGAATCCCACACCTCCCACATCACCACCACTTTGATGTCGTCTTTGTAAAGAGCGTTCCGAAGAGAAACCTCGTCCACTTCTGGATGGTTCACGCCTTCGATCGTGGCGGCGTTGGGATATTTCTTCTTGACCCATTCCAACGGCTTGACAATGCGCTGGGCCATCCAAACACAATCCTTGGGAGGCCGCTTGGCCCCGATGTTCCAAAGAACGTCGCGCCAGTCCACCCGCATCGAGTAAAGCTCCTGGCTGGTGATATGAAGATCGTCGCCGTCCCCCTCAGACTCTATGTTCATGCCCACCTTGTGCCACCCAAAACCCACCAAGTCCTTGTCGATGATCTCCAGATCCGTCTCTTCTTTTGTCCGGAGATGGCGCCATTCCTGGTTGATAGCCACCTCCCAAAGCTTCGCCCCTTCTACCGTCCCCGTCCTTGGATTGACGGAAAGATAGGGGTCACGGTTGTTCATGACAGCTATGTCGGCCTGAACATAGGCGAACACTTCGTTGATGGGAGGAACGGGGATTTTGCCCTTGAGACCATTGAAGAAAAGATCGAACTTCCCGTTATATTCGTCGATGAACCGTTTTGCGCCGGACTCGCTCTCCCATTGCTCATGCGACTTTTTGGCGATGGTGATCCGGTCCATCCAACGGCTCACCTCTTTGCCGGCGTCCGTTGATGGGGCGGTAGTCTGTTCGGCGGTATAAGTCGCGTCAGACATTCTTCTTCCCCAGACAGTCCCTACAAATCGGTTCGGAATATCGCGGCCAAGCGCCGCGATCCTCCGCGCTCGCAAAGTCATACTGCTGATCGTCCCCAATCTTCATCAGGAGCCCACGGCCACAGATCCCGCAGGGGAAATACTTCGTCGGGAACTCATACTGGATCGAAGGCATCAGCAGTTCCTGTCGAACAAATTCCACAGCAACAGAAAAAGAATCACGCCGAAAGACCCCGAGATAAATCCGGCGCCGAAAGAGAAAAGAAAATGGTTGATCGTCTCACTGCCCATAATTGAAGAACTCCCGGAACGGACGGTTAAACCGATGGGCCTGACGCTCCACAAATTCCCAGGTCCCCGGCTCCATGCCCTTCTGCGGCATCCCCACGCCAGGGCTCAAAAGCGGCAGACACATCGCCATCGCGTCCACGATATCGTCGTGCCGGCCCTTGGGAAACGTCAGAAGCTCGATCTCCAGGTCCTTCCCCTCCATCCATTTCGCGTGATACATCTCCATGCGGCGGTAAAATGGCTCAAGACTCTTGATCCGGTTTTCTTTACTCTTGTCGGGGCCGGTGCGGATCTCTTCGACGGGGAAATATTGCTTGCGGCGGCGCATCTCTTCTTCGACGGAAAGCTTGAGCGTCCGCTGAAACCCGTTCACCTCCATCCCCACCTGGAACGGCTTCCACTTCGCTTGCATGTCGAAAATGTTGTTGACGATGTCGGTGGGGGTCCAGTGACCGCGCGTATAATCCAGGACGTAAATCGAATAGTTCTTGTCCATCCCCAGGACCACACAGGCCGTATAGTCGGCCTCGGTCCTCTGCGAAATCGCCAGGTCCACGGCCATCGCCACATACAATCCCTCCGGCCGCTGGCCCCAATACTTGAACATCTCCTTCTTGAAGACCGCGTTTTCCGACGAGATGGGCATGTTCATATACTGGGCCTGAAACTCATCTAAGGGCATGCTGGCCTTTAGATGGTCGATGTAGTCCATGCAGTTCTCTTCGGGGGCCGGGATCCAGTCCTTCTTCTTCTCGTCGAAACGCTTGGAGAAATGCTGGGGAAAAATAATCCTTCCCTTTTCCACTACCTGGCGAATCATAATGTCGAAATATTTTCGCTCCTTCTCGAAAATGACGGAGAAGGTATCGTCCAAATGCCAGCGCGTCCCAATCTCAATTAATGTCCCGCCGGGCTCCAATAGATTGATCATCGATCGACGGAAACGCTTGGTCTTTTCCCGCTGCTCTGGCGTCTGTGAATTCTGAAGGCCCGTCAGGTCGTCAAGGATGATGAGATCAAAGTGGCCGCCCGTCTGCTCCGCTTCCACGCCCGTCGTCATCACCGTCGGTTCCTTCTGAGGCCGGGTCCTCTGGCGGACAATGATGTCGTCCTGGTTCCACCGAGGACTTACGAACTCGCCAAATAAATACTTCAACTGGGACCCCTCCAACTGTCCTTTGATCTCGCTTAAGAATCTCCTCGACATGTCCCATATCTGATTGGCGATGAGCACCCTGATGTTCGGATTCTGAAGAATCTTTTGGATCGTGAACCCAATGGTCACGAACGTCGACTTCAAATGACCACGGGGCAGGAGAATGGCCTTCTTCTTGCTGGGCCGACGAAGGAAAATCTCCAGATGGTCGTGCAGGCCATGCAGGCTCTTCTGGTCCGCGCTCATCCGATAGTCCCAGTCCTTATATCCCAAAAACCCCGTGCACAAATAATGAAGGCTCTTCTTCGCCAGCTCGGCCACCTGAAGCAGCCGAGGGTCCCGGTCCGCTGGCTTGCTGACACGATCGCTGATCATTCGCAGGGACTCCCCGTATTCATGGCCTTCGCCAAAGGCCGCCCCGCCGGCCGCCGCACCCTCTTGCGCTCCTTCTTCTCCACCCTCGCCCCAGCCCGCGCCACCACCAGCTGGTCCTCTAAACTCTTCACCTGATCCTGAAGCAGATAAACCTGCAAACCCAAAGATTCCTTCTCCCCCCGACAAGCATCAATAGGCACAGCCTTCGCCCTCGCACAGGCCCCAGCCAAAAGCAGAAATATCAACAGCATGAACATGCTGAGGATGAACCTCATCTCTTCCCCCGTCGCCGGGACTTAAGGGGCCTTGCCGGGCATTCTGGGGCCCTTCCCGTTGATCCTGTCGTGGCACAGTCAGAAGAACTCGATGTGGTGTAGGTCCAGTGGCCGAAGGGCAACGGAACATTCTTCCCAAGAGGAGCAATAGACCAGGTGAGATAGGCCTCAATCGTCTGAAGCTTGGCCTCCAAAACCTTGATCCGAGCCCCTAAAACCAATAGCTCGTTGGCTTGGGCCTCGATGCAATGGCGTAGGACCTCTAGAGAAATGGGCTTTTTCTTGGAGAGGCGTTGGGGAGAGGTCATGGAAGGGGGGCCTTTTTGTGGGACGTAGTCGGGTGAAGGGGAATACCATAGACTCCCCCCCGGCCCTGGGGTTTTTGGCCAGGATTCCGAAGTAATTCTTTTGTCCGGCCCGGAGAAAAAACGTCCAGGACGCGGAGCATTCTTCCTAAGAAGAACGCCGCTCCGTCGAGGAATGGAGGATATGCGGGGGAAATCACTGCCCGGGGCCCTCTAGCTGCATATTGGCACTCTCAACCTCACCAGATTCCATCGCCACATCAATAACCGCATCCCGATTGACCACATTTGGAATAGATTGAAAGTCAAGCTTTATCGTAATATTATTGTCATTTTGCTTTAATTCTCGCGCATATCGCTCCGGGCGAAGGGCCCGTAACTGGAAGATTCGCTCTAGAGTCGCCCTGGGTTCCATCGCTTGCGCCCGGCTCATCCATTCCAGGTTTTCCGCATAGTCCTCTACGGCCTGACGGACCGCCGCGTCAAAGGCCTTGTCAGTTCGCCGGTGATGATGGACAGTATGGGGAGAAATCCCAAGAGTTTGACAGGTAGGAAGCAAACGAAAGTCATTTGCCCGCAAAGCCTCAATGAAAACCTGCTTCTTTGTTGCGTCAAATGCGTCTAAATATCCTCGATTCTCCATAAACCCCGTTGCCGGGTCTATCGTATGATTAGGGATGAACCTCGGATCACGCCTAACAGGCCGTGTCGTGTGTGTCGGGCCGGCGCCTACCCCTTCCATCTATCCCCACCTTCCGCGCCCGGATTCCCCTTTCGTCGGGCGCTGGGTATAATGAGTCATTTTGATCACTGGTAAGTGCCAGTGTCAAAAGGAAAAAAAAGAGTCTCCCTCTCTTTCTTTTCTCTGCCGAAATGGGAAGGCTTTCGTTTGCCTTCCGACGTCTTACCAGTGGCCGGTGAGGAATGACTCGGGGGAATCCTTCATCAGGCGTCCTAAGCTATCGCCGTTATAGGAGAGGTCCCAACCTTCCCGGACTTGTGAGAAGAGCCTCGGCGGCTCTGGAACAGGGGTCTCCGACGTTGCAAGCGTTTTGACGTGGCCCCACGCTTCCGTCATTTATTAACCGGGTTAGGCGGACCGATTGGGTCATTCCCGGGAGTCTCTGAGACTTGATTAAGAGTCTTTGAGACTCGGCAAGTAAAATCATAGAGCACGGGAGAGAAAATGTCAAGGGGGGCGAATGGGCTGCTTTTGGGGCCTTCACGAAACCATTGACTTTCCAGGAATGTTGATTTATCCGTCGTAGGATTACAAATGAGACTGAGTCTCATTATGTAACCGTCTGGTAATTCTTTTCTGGCGGGCCTTTCCCTACAAGAATAAAACCCTTGACGCCCGAGTTGATTTGACATAAACTAGGGATGCGAGAAAGGAATGGCGGGGCCCGAGTTATTCCCCCCGACGGAAAGAAGGCCCCGCGCCTTTCTCGCGCCGTCGGGGGATTTTTTTGGAGCAGAAGCAAAGCGCGCAAAAAGGGAGTCTGACCATGAAAGAAATCCTGTTGATTGTGGGGTTGTTGTTGTCGTCGTATGTCGCGGGGTGTTTTGTGGAGGTCAAGGCCGTTGAGCATACGCGGCGGGACGTGGAGAAGGTGATGCGCGGGATGGGGAATTAAGATGGATTGCCCTTCTTGCGGAGGCCCGTTGTTTCTGATGGGCGTTTTGGGGCGGCGCGTGTGGCTGCGCTGCGCGGATTGTGGGGCGGAGGCGTCGCGGTTCGGGGAGGATGAGGTCTTGAGTGCGGTTGCTGCCCTAGAGGAGGCCGCCAATGGTTAAGCCCACCGACGCTAAGCATACGCCGACGCCGTGGCGGGTTTCTGAATGGGATAACACGATTGAGATTGGAACCCCTGACGATGGTTTCGGCACTCAACCGCGCTGGACCATTTGGAATTCCGCTACGACAACCTCAACCCGCACATTAAACCCTGGCCCGTCCCCGGCGCCGATAAGCCCATTCGGGTTTGCAACGTCCGGCCTATGCGCAACTGGGGGACGGTATTTGTATGGACAAAGGACAGCTTCCGGCGCATGGGGGAACGGGCCGCGCTGAAATATTCCGTTCACGTGAAGCATTAACCGCCTTTCACGGCGGCAA